TCATCTTTACCTATTCCCACATAATGTTTTGCTAACACGTTGAGTTGATAAGATAATCTATTTTCATCAATTAAACTTGCAGCAATCATGGTATCTACAATTTTACCTTTAATTTTTATACCCGCAGCCTGTAACCAACACACATCATACATTGCATTATGAAAAATAAAGGTGGTGTATTCTTGCTTAAATAAATTTTTTAACCAACTTATAACTAAAGCTTTATCCATGTTACCACCTTGTTCGTGTTGAATAGGATAATAACCACACCATCCTTCAATAGCTAAAGAAATACCCGCAATATGTCCATTACCAATAACATTTCCTGACCCAAGTTCTTTTAAATTTGGATCATTAGTTTCTAAATCTACTGCAATTTCTTTGACACCTTTTAAATCTTTAAGTTCTTCTGGCATTACCCACTCAGTTTCGGGAGTGAATAAAGGTTGTTGAATCGTTCTCACTTATAGTCCCTTTCAATTATCATTTCAATAAAGTGAATCGCTTTAAGCAAGTCTTCTTTTTTCCCTTTATGTGAATGACGGCATATATATTTTATAGCGCATCCTTCTGGAAAAAGCAATTTATTCTCGACTACAAATTTACTTGGCTGGATTTTAAATTTTTGATAGTGTGCTCCACCAATTTGTTTATCCCACACACTCATAGTATATAGGCTCTGTCAAAATTTTTAGGATCTAGTACATGTAGTTCTTTTTTAGCTCGCGTTGCTCCAGTATAAAATAATCTATGTAATTCATCAGGATCATGACTAAAAGTTTCTAACGCAGCATTAGTTACATCTTGCATTAATAGAACTTTATCTGCTTCACCTCCTTTTGCTCCATGGATAGTTGACATTATTATTCTAGGATTCTTATTTATTTTTTCACCATTCGCTCTCATATTTCTTATATAGTTTTCTGTCATAGTATCGAGGCCTTCAAATGCTTGATACCAAACCTTATCTGTAATCAACCCATGTTGTTCTTGACATTGTTTTAAAGTATATTTGTCATCAGAATGTAAGGTTTTACCTTTTTTGAATCCTGGTAATACGTTGGAACCTACATATTCATAAATGTTTTTTATTTCTAAGTGATTAAGATTAGCCCCTTTTCTCCATGCTTCCCAATTATTTAAAGCTAATAAAAGTTTTAGAGATACTGAATTAGTACCTCGATATTGATAGTACCATCCTTGAATTTCACATAAATCTTTGGCATCATCTAAAAAATGATTAGCTGAAGATAAAATTAACCAATTACCTTCTGACATATCAACTTGAGTTATGTCTGAATATCTTTTTAAGATTCCTTCTTCCGGTCTAGGTTTATAAATTTTATTAAATCTTTTTTCTACTTTATTTATTATTTTTTGTGAGAGTTCATGTATGGGTCCACCTGGTATTCTATAAGATTGATCTAAAGTTTTAATGTCATCAACCTCTTCTTTTAAAGCTATAAAGTGATCGACATCAGCTCCCGCCCATTTAAAAATAGCTTGATCGTCATCACCTGCGATATAAGTTTTTTTTGCATTGGCCCAAATACAACGCACCATATCCCATTGAAGAAGAGACAAGTCTTGTGCCTCATCTATAAATAAAACTTCAAAGCTTGGGTGAACTTCTTTATGAATAAAGTCTTCTAATAAATCTGTAAAATCTTTTAATCCTTTTTCTTTTTTAAATTTTTTTAATTCTTCCGAGAGTAAATATAAAGTACTTCTTTCTATATCTAATATATTTTGTCGTGAATCATAATACTCTAATAGATCCATTCGTTTGACTCGCGCTGTATTAATGATGGTTAAATATTCATTGTCAGAATTAAAAGTTCCATCATCGTTAGAAAAGGAAGTCGTCTTAATAGGAATACCACATTTGATTCCAAACTCTCTATAATCATCAGGTCCCATCATCTTTTCTTTAGTAATTCCTAATTTTCTAAATGCAAAAGAATGCAGAGTTCTGAAATTTTCTAAATCATTTTCTATATCTAAGCCAAATTTATCCGCGGCTCTCGTTGCGGCTTCGTTAGCAGCTTTTCTAGTAAAAGAAAAATATCCTATTTGTTTGGGTCTTATTCCCTGTTTAATAAATTCATCAACTAAGTTTAATAAAGTTGTAGTTTTCCCAGTACCGGGTGGACCTAAGATAATAGTTTTCATTAAAAATCATCTTCCTGATATTTAACTTTAGAAATACTAGCATCAATTTTTTTCATTGCTTTTATTTTAATGAGTCTTGGTTGTTGATTTTTGACTCTGATTCTTTCTTCTTCTACAAAAATATCTTCTAGTCTTTTTAATAAGTTTCCTGTTTTAATTTTATCTATTTCCCAATGATTTCTTTTACAAAAATTATAAAAGTCTTCCATTCTAAAATAAGTAAATTCTCTTTTGTCATCGGTGTAAGGAAGTTTATTAAAAATATCATCTAACTTTCTTGCTGATTGTCTATTCGTAGTCCAGTCCTGTAACAAAGAAGTTAATTCATTAATGGGATCTAAAGATTCTAAGGGTTCTACTTCTTGTAGGTTTTGCATTAAAGGTTTTAAAAATAATTCTTTCCAGTCTTTAGGTTTAGGTACCGGTATAACTAAGTTAGCCTGATCTAAACATGCTAATGCAAATAAAGGTGAACTATAAAGTTGTTCTGTTTTTAATTCGATCCGCGTTTCACTGACATCTAAAAACCATTGCGGTGGGCTAGACGTGTACTTCGTTAAGTTGCCCAGCATCGGCATTTGTTCTTCACCATAACCGACACCGAATCGTTTAGTTCGACAGAGTCGTGATTGACAGACGGCGTTGATGGGTGCGTCCTTACATCTATATTTGTCATAACCTTTTCGATTAATAGATTTAATTAATTGTTGAACTTCACCATTACTTAAGGGTGGGTTCATATGAGTTTGATTTGCTTTAACTAATTCATCTTCCCAAGAATCGGGTTTAGCTTGTTTGTAATAAACGGCAATATTGAATAAGGCATTATTTCGAGCCCCTTCTCCAAAACCGTCCTTGGCTAATTGATTTAGACAAGGCGGTCCTAGAGGAAACGCTTCTATTATTTTCTTCTCTTCGATTTCAATTTTCTCCACCTCTTGCCTTCCGCAAGCCAAAACATCATAGAGCTTATAAAATTCCTCAAGTGTACTAGCGGAGCCATTATCGTTGATAGCATAACGTAGTCCTTTCGTGCCATTAAAGTAGGGTAAGTTTAAAAAATTACCTGTGTCCCCACGTTCCACAAGTATTTCAGTTTGTTTAGGGAAAATTTCGCAGCCCTCGTACCCTAAAATTTTAGCTATTTTCTTTAATGTGCCTTGCATTAAAGAGGCTGGAATAAATTCTTTGGTAAATAAAAAGATGTGAGCACCGCCTGATTTAGAACGGCACACGATGAGAGGAAGTTTTAACTTCCGAATAGTCTGAACAAGAGAATGATGTTTAAGATTATAAACGTCGACGTCAATACAACCCCACTGACAATTATTATCTTCTCGAATAGGGATAATGCCCAATGCAGGAGGATTACCTGCGAGATGATCTTCCCAGAGTTTGTCTGTAACGTTTTTCCTAACGATGAAAGCTTTTCCTTTAAGCTTTCCATTAGAACCCCGTTCACCTTTTTGATATTGTCCATATGCGATTGTGAGTCCACTAAATATTTTTTTGAATTTCTCCATATACAACTTTCTTCCTTCTATGTAAAGGGCCCTTTCGGGCCCCTTATAAATTTAATACGGTGTTGCCGTACTAGACTTTTCTTCCACATCTGCTTTTGTTTGCACGTTGCCTTTAGAAACATTTCCCTGAAAATCTTTGGCACTTAAGTACAAAGATTTATCTTTTTGTTCTAGGATTCTGTCTTTCGTTACAACCCATCCAAACCAAGAACCTTTATCGTTCTTTTGTAGTGTAGATGTAAGATTGTAAACAACCCCATGCATAGGTGGAATAGCAAATCCACCTTTTCCGTCAGGTATTTGTATGGTTTTCATCATTGAATTCCATTTTTTACTGACATTTAGTTGAGTTGATTTCATTGTAATCAACGCAGGAGTATAAGCTCCTGTTTTTGTCTCAACTAATACATAATAAGAAGCCGTTTCTTCCAAGTAGTTACCATTAGGTAATCTAATTTTAGAACCGTCTCTCTTACCTGTTTTGATTACCGGACTTCCTGGTCGATGAACTGCCGCAGGCGCACCTGGACCTTCTCCTCGATCATTCCATTCTGGATAATCTTTCTTATAGTAGCAAGGAATAACCCTGATACCTTTTTTACCATCGAATAAATCGTTGGTAACCGTATTATAGATCATGCCAGGTTTGGCACTTTCTATAAACTTTGCATCTCCCTGCGTTACTTGCGGGGAAAGCTGTCCTAAGATTCTGACAAAAGGTAACGCAAGATCTTCTTGCGTCATATTTTCAAAACCTTTGGAGAGATCGTCACCAAATAGGGCGACTGATCCATTTTTTCTAGCTGTCATGTTTTTACCATTAGCCATTATTCATCCTCCATTATTTCCGAGTTATTTTAGTTTTGTCTTTAATCCACGTACTAAAGACTTCAGAAGGCATGTCGAGCCCGGACTCGACACGCTCCTTAAATAGGGCAGTTAATGTATTCCAAGGCACATCCGATTTTTGTTGTGGCTCGAACCCATTCTCCGCCGCAAGGTTAAGCAATTGCTTCGCCTTGTCGTCTTCTCCACGACCAAAAGTTACAAAGATATTGTTTTTAATAATATCCTCCAACTTGTTGTCCCGAAGCCATTTATAGGCTGCTGCTCTTCGATCTTCATCTTTAGGAAGAGTGCACCTAAATTCTTTTTTAACTGACACCGCTGATCCATCAGCAAGTTTAATTGATGTTAAACCTTGCTCTGCTAATATTTCAGGGATCACTTTGGATCCTATCTCATCAGCCTGTGCCTTTAAATCTTGTAAGTGCTTGTCTGCAGATTTAATCATGTCTTCTAAGTCTTTTAACTTTTGACATTCATCGGCTAGGTTAGTCACATCGACGTCATCTAGAAGATCTTTAGAATCTTCTACCATCATTTTTTTTACTTCATCCGTCATCTCTTTCTCCTTTCTGATATATATCGACCTCTAACGGATAGTATCGATATTCGCGTTTATCCCATTTCAACATATTAAATTGTCCGTTGGTTACATCATTCACAACAGCTGTCGAGATTCCAATTATAACTGGATCTCCTACAGCAAGAAGATAATCTTCTTTGCGAAAGTCCTGTAAATTTTTTCTCATCTTCTGCACATAAGGATGCGTAGATAAAATAGCTTGATCCCTATTGGGTAAGCATATTACAAGATAACCAAAATCAGACGCACTTAATATATTTATGTTAGGCGCTGGTTGTTGAATTACATATACAAAACGCTCTTTTGGATTTTCCTTATGAAACCTTAAAAAAGTTTCAAGAGAATTCGGTTTATACAACTCAAATATTTTATTTTTCATTTCTTATTTCTTGACATAGATATAATTGTTATTATATAAGAAGTCAAGAATAGAAAGAAGAAAAAATTATGAACTATAAGTTTAAGACAAAGCCTTATGCGCATCAAATAACTGCGTTAGAAAAATCGTGGCAAAAAGATGAATATGGCTATTTTATGGAAATGGGTACCGGTAAATCTAAAGTGCTGGTTGATAATATCGCTATGCTTTATGATAAAGGGAAAATAGATTCGGCGCTGATTATAGCACCAAAAGGAGTGTATAGAAACTGGTTATCGCAAGAAATTCCACAACATTTGCCTAGGCATATCGATCACAAAACGGTACTATGGACTGCTTTAACATCTAAAACAAAGGATAAAGAGTATCAACAATTATTAAAACAAGACTATGACCTTCACATCCTTCTTATGAATGTTGAGGCACTGTCAACTAAAAAAGGTGTTGAGTTTGCTGGTAAGTTTTTAAGATGCCATAAAGCTTTAATGGCTGTTGATGAATCTACAACTATTAAGAACCCTGCAGCTAAAAGAACTAAAGCTATTCTAGCTTTAAGTCAGCAAGTTAA